CTAAAGAATTTAGAAACTTCGAAAATCTAGAATATTTAATGCCAATTCGTACTCGTGCAACAACTAAAGGTGAGTCTGGACCAAACGGTGTTAAGAATTCACCATTTCTTGGATTACCACAATCTGAACAATCCAAAGAATATAATTATGATTTAGGACATAAGAACGGTACCGCAAACCAAACAATGGTTAGTTTATTCAAGAAAGGTGTCTGGATTGCTAATAATTCATATAAACCATGGGTAGCAACTAGATTTGTAGATAATGATGGTGATGTTTATTACAATGACTCGTCACAGTCTGATTTATTAACTGAATTTAGTTGTACACGTAATGAAATGTTTGAATATATAAAATCATTTGTTGTAGAATGGAAAAAGTTAACAAAAAAAACACCAGAAAACAAAGATGATATCATTAAGAATCAGTTATTCAATACTATGGACAATAACACTATAAAATTAAATATTTATAGACACTGTAAATCTCTATACGACAAATGGATTGCTGGTTCACAAGGTAACATCATGACAAGTTGTGGTGCTGGTGACGGATTAGTTAGTAAAGCTAATGCATCTAAAAGTAGAAAGAGTAGTAGTAACGTTAGACTTATTGATAGTTTTAGATTTACAAACAGAGCATTTAATGACTTAGGTGATGATTTTTTATTAAACCCTAAAATTATAACCGATATTGTGTTAGGTAACCCTAACCAAAGTTTTTATGATTTAATTTCTAGAACATTAGCAGATAATAATTTTAATTTCATTGCATTACCATCATTTATCGATTACAATAGTAAAGTCGAAATGGAAGCATTATTTAAACCAGAGATTTACAATAATGATTTGGATAAGAGTGTCTCTGGACCTACCTTCGTATGTGTATATGTTGGTCAAGGGTCAAATAAATTAGACCTAGGTAAAGGTTCCGCATTTCCGAATGATGGTTTTGATTTTAGATGTGATAGTGAAGGAAACCTAGACATGAGCGAGACAGGATTACCTAAAGATTTTAGTAAACAAAAAGCAACTAACGAACATAACGTTGTTGCATTTGCGGTTAATTACGGTCAACAAAACCAAAATATTTTTACCGATATTAAATTAGACCAACAAGAATTTTCAGAGACTGACGAATCATTACAAATAACGGACTCTATTGCAAATCAAGGTAGTCAGAGCAGCAGAACACAAGCTGGTCAAAACCTTTGGAATGTTTATCAAGTTAGGTCATATTCAACAGAAATAACAGCAATGGGTAATGCTATGATTCAACCAATGATGTATTTCCAATTAAATAACATCCCAATGTTTCATGGTGCTTATATGATTATCAACACAACACATAAGATTACACCTAACTTTATGACAACTACATTTAAAGGTGTTAGGACAAGATATGTTGATACACCCTTAACGGACAGTGAAACACTTTACATGTCTATGTTAGGCACATTAAGTGATGTGGAAGGGTTAGCAAGTCTAGATAGATTCACATCAACTACAACAAATGGGTCAGTACCACCTATAGTTCAAACAATTATTGATAATGGTGGTTCTAATGCTAACATAGATACTGGTAATATTATTACAAAGCAGATACCTAGAATTGACGGTATAAATAATCTTAAATTAAATTTACCAACAGAAAATGTATTAATACAAGAGGCTGTAGACCCATTAGTAAATATGTTAACAGATTGGGTTGCATGGATGAAAGATAATGGATTTAATGGTAATGACGGTTATTACGCCTATATAACTAGTATATTTAGAGATTATAATAAACAGGTAGAACTTAAAAAAAAATACGGTAGTCGTGCGGCAACACCAGGTACATCTAATCATGGATGGGGTATAGCCATCGATATTCAGTTCACTAGAAAGGATGGTACATTAATACCCAATGAACAAAATACATTATCGGCATTTAATACTATTAGTAATCCAGCTATAAAGTGGTTATATGATAATTCTTACATATATGGTTTTGTATTACCACAAGGCATTAGGAATGGTGTAGGCTTAGAAGAACATTGGCATTTTGAATATCACGGGACAGCAGCAACATGTTTAATGACTAACAACCCAACAATATACGGTTACACAGTAAATGTAAATAAAGAACAGATAGGTGTAGAAAACCCTAAAGATAATTCTGGGGTTAGAGCCATATATGAAGATTGTAAATATAGATTAGCTAAGAATATTGGTGACGGTACGGAAACTAATATTGTATAATTAAATTATTTTATGTATATTTGTATTCATGAAGATTGCGAATATTGTAACAACTAACAAAGTAGATGTAACGGATGATATTAATGTTGTCAAAGATGTGAATGATACCATAGAAGGTATCCCAACTCTTGTTACGTCCTACGATTGGGTTTCTAAAAACTATGACGACTATGAGATTTACGATAAGAAATTAGAGGAAAATTTATTTTGGACATTCGCTAGAACTGAACGTAGAGATATCTTTGCATCTGATGTAGAATCATTTATTACATTAGCTAACAAAAAATTGGTAGAAGATATAGATTATATTTTTATTGATTTAATTCAGTTTCGCCCAACAGTTATCAATAAAATAGTTAGGAAGCTATTATCGATAAATAAGAAAATAGCCTTTAAACACAAGAATATGGTGTATATTTATGGTGATAAACTAATATTCGGTCTAGACCTAGGTTTAGTAAGTTATATGGGGTTAAACGTTGACGGTATAGAAAATAAAATAAAAAGTAAATGTAGTGTGTTTTTAGAGGATAATGAAATATTTATAGAGTATAAAGATAATATGGAAAGACTGGACCATTCAGTTAAGTACATACCATATTTGTACTATATAAAAAATGAATAAAACAATACTACTTGCATCATTTATATTCCCAGAGAGATTGGAATGGTTTTTAGACTATCTTGAGAACAAGTTCTCAATAGCTAGAGAGAAGGTTTTTGTCTATAAAAATATTGATGACGAATCAAAACTAATAGTTACTTTCAAGTTCAAAGTTAAAGATAGTAATAAAGTTAATTTTAAAGCTTTATTCCCAAGTGCAATTCTTATTCACAAGAGAGGTAATGCGATATACACTATCAACGCATTAAATAAACTAATAGAATCAACATTTGAGGGGGACTCTGGGAATATTGACTACAAATCAGTTAAGGTTGATTGGGATAAATATCAAAACAATTTAATACTATCAAATAACAACGAACTAGCTATATTTAACATAGAGAAGGTTTTTTAGTGATTTCTTGATATTTATAATAAAGAATAACGTAAACAAAATTTAATAAATTATGTCAAACGATAAGAACAAACAAAACATGGACCAAGAGTTAGACCAATTCTTAGGTCAAGAACAACCAAAGCAAGAAGATTGCAAAGGTGATAAAGAATGCATGGTTAAACAAAACAACGGTCTTGTAGAGAGAATAAACAAAACTATCAAAACAGAAGACGGTAGACAACTTTTAATGTAATACAATGAAGGACAAGAAGAAACTTTTAAACGAAGAACTAAAGAGGTTTAACATGCTTAATGAGTATTCCTTCTATGTTCCAGAAGGTGATGACCCAGCTGGGGATATCGATGATTTACTATTAAGTGAAGAAGACCCAGAAGCTGATGCTGACTTGGAAGGTCTTGAAGCCGATTTGGATGCAGAAGGTGGTGATGTTGCTGACCCAGAGATGGAAGACGAACCTATGGATGATATGGGCGGTGAAGAACCTATGGAAGAACCAGCAATGGATGAACCAGATATGGGTGGTGAAGAACTATCTGTTGATGAACCAGAAGATGAGGTTGAATTAGATGTTACAGAATTAGTGGCTAGTGCTGATGAAGCAAAAGCAAGTGCTGATAGTGCTAACGCTAAGGTTGACCAATTAATGGGAATGGTGGGTAAATTAGAATCACAACTTAATGATGTTAATAGTATTGGTGCCAAAATTGATAACTTAGAAAATGAGTTAGAAAAGAGAGCCCCAACACCAGAAGAGAAAATTGAGATGAGGTCTTTAGATTCTTATCCATATAACCTTAAACTTACTGATTTTTGGAAAACACAAGAAGGTAAGTATGATGTATTATCTAACGATGAAGAAGAAGGTACCCCAAAAGAATACACACTAACTAAAGATGATATAGATTCAGATTATTCAGAAGCACAAATAAAATCTAGTCTTGATGACACGATGAGTGGTTACGAAGAGGAAGATGTAGATTTTTAAAATCAATAAAAATAAATAAAAAAAAGACCCCAATTGGGGTCTTTTTTTATTTTTAAAAGTTTTTTATGTTTACGTTGCATGTTAATTAAATTAGGTGTATATTTGTAAAAATATTATGAGGATTTTATTAAAAATCGCTTGACTTTTGAGATAAATTTCGTATTATTATAACACGATGTGCAACTCGGAAGATAGAGTTAAATAAAGTTAAATAATTTAATAAACAAAACAAAAAAACATGAGTAGATTAGATGCTATGATGAACCAGTACAAAACAAACAGTACTCCGACATCAAAAAAGAAAAAAACTAATGTCTTTAACGAAGACAATTATTTCGGAACATTCCTAAAAAAAGGAATTAACAGTGCCCAAAAACAAATCCGTATTGTGGAGCCAGAGGGAGAATTAGAATCTCCATTCTTACAAATTTATGGTCACAAGAAAAAAGTGGATGGTAAATGGAGAACATTCATTTGCCCAAAACACGAAAAAGGTGAAAAATGTCCTTTCTGTGAAGCAAGAGAAATCTTATTAGCAGAAGGAAGTGCAGAATCCAAAAAAGAATCAAACCAATTTTCAGCTAAATTAATGTATGTAGCTAAAGTAATTGACAGAGAGAACCCAGACCATGGTGTTAAATTCTGGAGATTTAACCACCACTACAAAAATGCTGGAACATTCGATAAAATCAATGCAGCAAATGGTACTTTACCACAAGGTGAAGACCCAGTATCTTCTACAAACGGTAGAGATATGATTATATCAGTAACTAGAGATGGAGAAATTTCTGTAGTAACAGGTATTAACTATAATATGGCACAAACACCATTATCATCTGATGCTGAACAAATGGCGGCATGGAGAGAATCTGCAAAGGAGAAAACTTGGGAAGATGTTTATTCGGTTAAACCTTACAAGTACTTAGAAATCATCGTTAGAGGTGGAGTTCCAATGTGGGAGAAATTCGAAACACCAGATGCTGAGGGTAAAACTGGAAAATGGATTGATAAGGTAGAAGCTGAGGCTAAACCTACAACACCAGAAGCTGCTCACGATAGTGAATTATCTATCGGTGTGGCTAACGCTAACGCTGAGACGGCAACACCAGTTGCTGAAACAGCAGCACCAGAAAGTGTCTCACCAGTTGTTGAAACAGCAGCACCAGAAAGTGTCTCACCAGTTGCTGAGACTGCTGCACCAACACCTACTTCACCAGCACAAGCTGAGGAAGAAGATGATGACTTACCATTCTAGACAATTTAATTTTATGAGGGACACTTAACGTGTCCTTCATTATATATAAAAAATAACAAGAGTTTTAATTATTAATTATGGCTAAAAAACAACCACCAAAAAAAGCAGTATCAAAAACTAACTTCGACCTAAATTCATTTTTAGATTCGGAAAAAATAGCAACAGACCCTAAAGATAAAGATTTAACGTGGGTTCCTTTGTCAAAAGCATGGCATGATGCTATTAAATTACCAGGATTCCCTAGAGGTTATGTATCTTTAGTTAGAGGATTCTCAAATACAGGAAAATCAACAGCATTCTACGAAGCAATTGCTGGGGCACAAAAGATTGGGGATTTACCAGTTGTTATTGAAACAGAGGGTAACTGGTCTTGGGACCACGCAAAGCAAGTTGGTGTTGAGTATATTGAAGTTGTAGATGAGGTAACGGGTGAAATAGAAACCAAACCTAAGAATTTCATATTAATGAGAAGTATGGATTTATATGAGAGATATAAATTATACTGTCATAAAGAATCTAAATATAAAACAAAACCAACAAGAAATCAACCAGTTATTGAAGATGTTGCAATGTTTATGGCTGATATGATTAACAAACAAAACGATGGTGAGTTACCTTATAATCTTTGTTTCTTATGGGATTCTATCGGCAC